TAATGCACACTAAATTCTTTTAGGCGCCCGAGTGGGTAGGTTTAGAAGGAGGTGGTTGGAAGTAGGTTTCACGTCTAAACCTTGCAACATTATAGATGTGATCTGCTATCCGAAAGTTGGGGGTGAGTTCACAGCAAGGCCCTCCCAGGAGTGTGTTGACATTTCATAAAAAGTGGTTGACATTCGCATATTAAAGATGTTACATTAATAAGGCTTACAAAGTTATTGATTCAGAAATGAGCAAATCGTTTAATACATGGATAAATAATAATGTTAGCAATGAAATGAGTAATTGCTATCTTGGCAATTTAAACAACTAAACTAGGCAATAAAGAGAGGCATATATTATGGCAACATTGGCTGAAATCCGTGCTAAGTTACAAGCACAAGACACCCGCACAACTGGCGGTAGCGGCGGCGACAACGCAATTTATCCACATTGGAACATCTCAGAAGGTAGCACTGCTACACTTAGATTCCTTCCTGACTCAAATAAAAATAATACATTTTTCTGGGCTGAACGAGCAATGATTCGTTTACCATTTAATGGTATTAAAGGACAGGTTGATAGTAAACCTATTACTGTTCAAGTACCGTGTATGGAAATGTGGGAACCTGTAGGATCTTGTCCTATTCTTTCTGAAGTACGTCCATGGTTCAAAGACTCAAGTCTTGAAGATATGGGTCGTAAGTATTGGAAGAAAAAGTCTTACGTTTTCCAGGGATTTGTTCGTGAAAATCCACTAGATGAAGAATCTCCAGAAAATCCTATTCGTAGGTTTATTATGGGACCACAACTGTTTAACATTATTAAAGCAAGTTTGATGGATCCAGATATGGAAGAACTACCAACAGATTATTCTAAAGGTATCGACTTCCGTGTTGTAAAAACTTCTAAAGGTGGATATGCTGACTATTCAACTTCTAATTGGGCAAGACGTGAGTCTGCACTAACAGAAGCAGAACAAAAGGCAGTAGAACAATATGGTCTATATGACTTAAATGATTTCCTTCCTAAGAAACCAAGTGAAGCCGAACTAGGCATTATCAAACAAATGTTTGAAGATAGTGTTGATGGTAAGGCTTATGACGCCGAAAAATTTGGACAGTATTTCCGTCCATCTGGCGTACAATTACCTGATACAGGTAATGCTAAAACAGTAGAGCCTGCAACGGCACCTGCTGAAACTAATCAGACATCTGCTCCAACAGAAACTGCAACAGTAGAAACTGCTAATACTACTGACGCAGTAGCAGAGACTCCTGTTGAAACACCAGCAAATGGTGGTGGACAACGTGCTGAAGATATTTTAGCAATGATTCGTTCAAGACAGAAGTAAAAAATAAGGGAGACGGCTCCGGTCGTCTCCCAATTTAACGGAGATATGATATATGGCAAAACCATTTGATGTAAGTAAATTTCGTAAAGATATTACGAAAAGTATTGATGGTTTAAGCATTGGTTTCAATGATCCAACAGATTGGATTAGCACAGGAAGTTATGCATTAAACTATTTGGTAAGTGGAGATTTTCAAAAAGGTATTCCACTAGGAAAAGTAACTGTATTCGCCGGTGAGTCGGGTGCAGGTAAAAGTTATTTTGTAAGTGGTAACATTGTAAAACACGCACAAGAGCAAGGTATTTTTGTTGTACTAATTGACAGTGAAAATGCACTTGATGAAACGTGGTTACAAGCACTTGGCGTTGATACAAGTGAAAGTAAACTACTTAAATTAAGTATGAGTATGATCGATGACGTTGCTAAAACTATTAGTACGTTTATGAAAGATTATCGATCGATGGTAGAAGAAGAACGTCCTAAAGTATTATTTGTTATTGATAGTTTAGGTATGTTATTAACACCAACAGATGTTGACCAATTTGATAAGGGTGATATGAAAGGTGATATGGGCCGTAAGCCTAAGGCACTAACTGCACTTGTTAGAAATTGTGTTAATATGTTTGGTAGTCATAATGTAGGATTGGTTGCAACTAACCACACTTATGCATCGCAGGATATGTTTGATCCAGACGACAAAATATCTGGTGGACAAGGCTTTATCTATGCATCTTCGATTGTAGTTGGAATGAAAAAATTAAAACTAAAAGAAGATGAAGATGGTAATAAGATTAGCGAAGTACGTGGTATTAGAGCGGCTTGTAAAGTTATGAAAACACGATACAGTAAACCGTTTGAAGGTGTACAAGTTAAGATTCCTTATGAAACAGGAATGGATCCTTACAGTGGTCTTATTGATTTATTTGAAAAATCTAATCTACTTAAAAAATCAGGAAACAGACTTCAGTATATTGCTAAAGATGGAACAGAACACATTGAGTTTCGTAAAAATTGGACAGGTGAAAAATTACAAATTATTATGAATGATGTAAGTTCTGGAGTAGTTGAGATAAGTAGTGGCGAAACTGAAGAAGAAACTTCAGATAAGGAGTAACTATGGACGAAGATAATATTCCTGAAATTTGGAATACACTCAAAGAGTATATTCCAGCAAAAGATAGACAAACTGCGGCTGATCATTTAGTATCTATTCTTATTGACTTAGGCATTTCCGATGACGGACTTGCTAAGTTAGGAGATGAAGATAAACACGTGGGTCAGGCTGTTAGAGACGCTTTACCAGAAGAAGAACTAGTTGACGACGAAGACGTTTGGGATCAATAATGAGTTGGTACGGTAAAGTAACAAATAATCTATCCAATTTACCTGACTTTATTGCTTTCTATGATAATGAATTAGAAGAAGCAAAAAAAGACGTAGGTATATATGGTATTGTGGAAAAAAGTATCCGTGCTTTACCAGGAATAACTGAGCATCGCTTTAATCAATTACAAGAGATTGAAGCGGTGCTTAACTTTCTTAATATACAATTAAGAAAAATTAGACGTAAACATTTTCAAAAATATTTAGAAACTTATCAACGTGCTTTAACTAGTAGAGATGCAGAAAAATATGTTGACGGTGAAGACGAAGTTGTAGATTTTGAAACACTTATTAATGAAGTTGCATTACTTCGTAATCGCTGGTTAGGTATAATGAAAGGTTTAGATGCTAAACAATGGCAACTAGGTCATATTGTTAAACTTAGAACTGCGGGCATGGAAGATGTATCATTATAACATAGAACAAAACAAAC